CTATTGAACATACTGGCCAGCTTGCTTGCAATGATCCTTGGACGTGCTATACTAATAGAGCAGAACATCAAACGGAGACCAGATGACCAAAGGCAATAAGTTTAGCACGAAAAAGACAGATAATAATCAAAATTCAGAGATCGGAATCGTTTTTCATGGATAAGCCTAATTGTTTCACCATTGCTTCCCTATTGCCTGTGTCTGGCAAACGTCGCCGGATGCCGTACTGGGACGCCAAGGAAGTCATGGACAACGACTGGAAAACCGACAACCTGACCCCCATGGGATACTACGACGAAATCATAGAGGAAGAGGAATGAATATATTCTACCTAGACAGAGACCCCCAGCGTTGCGCTGCCATGCACTGTGACAAGCACGTGGTCAAGATGATCTTGGAGTACGCACAGCTGCTCAGCACTGCTCACCATGAGATCGACGGTGTCCCTAGTATCAATTGCTACAAGGCCACCCATAAGAACCACCCCAGTGCTGTCTGGGCTAGGGAGAACCGCAGTAATTACCAGTGGTTATGGCAGCTTCTTAGCAACCTGCTTCAGGAGTACACGTTCAGGTACGGCAAGACGCACAAGACCGAGAGCAGTGGGATATTCTGGGCATTGAAAAATTTACCGCATGGATTGAAGGGCGGTAAGTTCACTGATCCGCCTCAGTGTATGCCCGACTATTGCAAAGACGACGATGCCGTGGTAGCATATAGAACCTACTACATCAAGGAGAAGTCATATATGGCCAAATGGAAGTTTAGTGAACCGCCCGAGTTGGACTTTGTAAGATATCTCGAACAGGCACGATTGGGAATCTTAAAAGAAAGGGAAGCAGCATGAAAACGTACAAATGGAGCTATGAAGAAGAGATCACCGCCGAGGAGTTTCTCAAGCGACTGGTGCCGCTGGTAAACGGCCCTGTGCAGATGATGTGGGAGTGCGACGGCGATATGTTTATGTCTGACTACTCAAAGCTGTGCGATGCAGCTGCGCGTCTCAGACATTTCAAAGACCAGATGGAGGGTACTGATGAAGCGTGACGATGTACTAGCCAAGGCAGGCGAACTGATCAACGGCGACAGGAAGGAGGACTACGGCGACGCATATCTGAACCATATGCGCATCGCCGAGTTCTGGAACAATTACCTAGACCATGAGATCAAACTGACGCCCACAGATGTGGCAATGATGATGATGCTGGTCAAGATCGCCCGGTGTATCCATGCCTTCAAGGACGACAGTTTCATAGACATGTGCGGCTATGCAGCGTTAGCAGGGGAGATGTCACGTGCAGATATTAAACGCCCTGACTGGGGCTGAGATCATTGCCCTGTCTGTCGCAGGTGCTGTGCTGGTAGCCGTCTGCTACTCAATCTGGAGAGGTTAATTGGAAGATTACATACAAGACGCATACTTCGACGCACTGATCAGGGAGGGACTGGACTCTAACGTGATAGACTGGGTGGTCCAGATGGCCGAGATCAACCAGCGGACGCCCACCTACTTTGTCATGATGGCGCTTGAAGAGTTCAAGATGTACCTAGACCAGTCCCCGGAGTACGAGATAGAGCTAGAAGAGGAGAGCGTACATTGATCTTAGAAGAACACGAAGGTTCCAAGGCGGTCAAGACGCACCAGCCTTGTCCAGACTGCGGAAGCAGCGATGCCCTGACCATGTACGACGATGGGCATACCTACTGCTTCAGCTGTGAGCAGGTCACCAGAGATCAGGAGGTAGACAACGTGGTAGAATACGTTCCAAAGGACACTGGACCTGACAAACCATGGGCAGATCGCAAGATCAGCCAAGCAGTTACAGACTACTACAACGTAACAGCAAGCGACATGGCCGTGGTCTTCCCCTACCATGACCAAGACGGTCTGGCGGTAGCCAAGAAGATCAGACACAAGGGTAAACAGTTCAGCACAGATGGAGACTTCAAAAATTGCACGCTATTTGGGACGCACACACTGAGCAAGACAGTTGGCCAGAAGTCCAAGACTATTATCGTAACAGAGGGCGAGGCAGACGCACTGGCAGCGTTCCAGATGGCCAACGGGATACCTAACAACGCCCAGACCATAACCAGACGGGGTCAGCCCATTGTCAACGCCCTGAGCATCAAGAGCGGCCAAGCCAGCGCAGCTAGGGACTTTAAGAACAACCTAGAGCTACTGGAGACGTTCAACCGGGTGTTCATCTGCTTTGACAACGAGCCTAGGGCGCAGGAGTCAGCGGAGCAGTGCGCCAAACTGCTCAGGCCGGGCAAGGCGTTTATTGTCAGCCTAGACCTGAAGGACGCCTGCGAGTACAGCGGACAGGACAAGGAAGACCTGTTCTTGGCCAGCCTGAAGAACGCCAGCTGCTACACCCCGGCAGGGATCAAGAACGCAGCTACCGATTTCGACGGGCTGTGGTCTGAGCAGAACTTGGCCAGCGTTGACTTCCCTTGGCCACAGCTACAGTCCAAGACGCTGGGAACCCGGAGCAGGGAGATCGTCACATGGGCAGCTGGTACAGGCGTGGGCAAGAGCAGTATCCTGCGCGAGCTACAGCACTACCTGCTGAAGAACACCGATGAAAACATCGGGATCATTGCCTTGGAAGAGTCGGTGGACCGCACACGGCGTGGTATCTTGGCGGTAGAAGCAAGTGATAGACTGCATCTGAACGAAGTATTCAGTAAGTATTCTAAAGAACAGATCAGAGAATACTTTGACTGTACTCTGGGTACTGGCAGGGTGTTCATCTACGACCATTTTGGTAGCCTAGAGATGGACGACCTGCTAGACCGGGTGCGGTACATGGTGCAAGGCCTAGACTGCTCTACCATCTTCATAGACCACCTGAGCATCTTGGTCAGTGGTCTGGAGATCACGGACGAGCGCAAGGCCATAGACCGTACCATGACACTGCTCAGACAGGTCACGGAGGAGACAGGATGTTCGATCCATTTGGTCACACACCTGCGCAGATTAGGCAGCGACAGGTCTCACGAAGAAGGCGTGGAGGTCAACCTTGGTCACCTGCGTGGTAGCCATGGCATCGCCCAGATCAGTGACACGGTGATCAGCCTAGAGCGTAACACCCAGAGCGACGACGTGGTAGAATGCAACACCACGACGCTGCGGGTTCTGAAGTGCAGGTACACCGGAGACGTGGGAGCATGTGACCGCTTGTTCTATGACAAGACATCTGGTAGACTAAATGTAACGCACCAACAGGATGAGTTTTGATGGCCAAGAGAGCAGAGAACAACTACACCCCAAGGACCAAGGTCAAACGTCGTCGCAAGCCTAGGCCGTTCAACCATAAGAAAAAGATAGGCAAGCGTTCGCCCTTCTATGGCATGAAGAAAAAGCAGCGAGGACAAGGATGATACAGGTAGGATTGATAGACAAGATGGGCAGCGACCTGAGCGTGGTCAATGCTGCTCGCGTGAGCTTCAGCAAGGTACACCTACAGATGGAGCCGGGAGACGAACGGCTGATCAAGTACTTGGCAGACCATCAGCACTGGTCCCCCTTTGCCCACACCAGTTTGCAGTTCCATATCAAAGCGCCTGTGTTCGTTGCCAGACAGCTGGCCAAGCACCAAGTTGGTCTGGTCTGGAACGAGGTCAGCCGCAGGTATGTCAGTGAGCAGCCCAGCTGTTACAGCCCGGACAAGTGGCGCAAGGCAGCTGACGACAAGAAGCAGGGATCAACGGACCAAGCCGTGCAAAGCCCTAAGCTGGTCAGCAAGATGTACGACGAAGCCGTGCGCACTGCCATAGCCACGTATGACAATATGATAGACCTTGGTGTCTGTCCTGAGCAGGCACGTGCCGTGCTGCCGCAGTCCATGTATACCGAGTGGTACTGGACTGGTAGCCTGTACGCCTTCAGCCGGGTCTGCAAGCTCAGGCTGGCACCCGACGCCCAGCAAGAGACCAGAGAGGTAGCATTGAAGATATCAGAAACGTGTGCCACAGAGTTCCCTGTGAGTTGGAAGTACCTGTGAACACCTGTTACCTAGACATAGAGACCGATAGCCTTGATGCCAGTGTGATACACTGCGTGGTCACCCATGACTCGCAGGTTGGCACCAAGGTCTGGACGCAGGCCGATGGCCTACAAGACTACCTTGACCAGTTCCAAGAGGTGGTTGCGCACAATGGGCTGAGCTTTGACTTCCCTGTGCTGGCCAAGCTATGGAGTGTCCGGTTGAAGTTCGACCAGATGGTGGACACGCTGGTTCTGTCCATGATGGAGAACCCGTCTAGGGAGGGAGGACATAGCCTTGACGCATGGGGCAAGCGTCTGGGCGAGCACAAGACTGAGTTCAGTGGAGATTTCAGTGTATATACACGCGAAATGCGGGACTACTGCATTCAAGACGTGAAGGTCTGCATGAAGCTACATTGGACACTGTTGGCGGAGATGCTGGAGGAGTTCAGCGAACAGTCCATCAGGGACGAGCACAGGATGCGCATCGTTGCTGACCGGGTAAGCGGCAATGGTTTTGGTCTGAACAAGCACAAGGCCGTGGAGCTTTACAACAGGTTGGCGCTTGAACAGGACCGGATCGCAGCCGAGTGCGTCAGCATGTTCCCACCGATTGTACAGGAGAGATACTCGGAGAAGACGGGCAAGCGTCTGAAGGACAAGGTCACGGAGTTCAACCCGGCAAGCAGGCAGCAGATCGCAGAGCGTCTGATTGAACTAGGTTGGAAACCAACGGAGCTAACGCCCAGCGGCAGGGCAAAGGTAGACGAGAAGACACTATCCAAGTGCAGCCTGCCGGTGGCACAGAAGCTGGCTAGGTACTTCCTGCTACAGAAGCGGTCTGCACTGGTCAAGGCATGGATCGAAGCCTGCTCAGCGGAGTCTAGGGTGCATTGCAGGTATCGCACACTAGGGGCCATCACCAATCGCATGAGTTGCGTCAGTCCCAACCTGCAACAGGTTCCAGCTGTGCGCGTGGAGTATGGCAAAGATTGTAGAGAGTTGTTCGAAGCCCCGCAGGGCAGGAAGTTGCTAGACACAGACGCAGCTGGCCTAGAGCTACGGGTGTTGGCACACTATATGGATGATGAGAGGTTCACACGTGAAATACTTGAGGGCGATGTACATACTGCTAACCAACAGATGGCTGGTCTGGAGACTAGAGACCAAGCTAAGACGTTCATCTATGCGCTTCTCTATGGAGCAGGAGACGCAAAGATCGGAGCGGTGGTCAACGGCTCTGCCAAAGATGGTGCTCAACTTAGGGCGCGATTTATGGCAAACATGCCAGCATATAAGAGGCTGAGCGAAGCGGTCATACACAAGGGAGAATCAGTCGGCAAGCTGAAAGGACTAGACGGCAGAGTGCTCAGGGTCAGGTCAGGACACGCCAGCCTGAACACCCTGATCCAAGGCTCTAGCGCCGTCCTGATGAAGAAGTGGTTTATGTACGTTGATTATCACCTGAGAAGGAGACAAGCAGATGCCAAGATCGTAGCCATGGTGCATGACGAATTAGTTATAGAAAGTGATGCTAAAGATGTTGACCTTGCCAGAGATTGTGTTATACTATCTATACGTCAGGTCAACAAGGCGTACAAACTACGTTGCCAGCTAGACTGCGACGTGCAAATCGGAAACAACTGGAGCGAGATACATTAATGCCTGCTAATGCACAACACTACCTCGAAGGAATCATGTACTTCCCCTATCTGTTCGACGTGAAAGACAAGTTCGACCGCTACTCGGTTGCCTTGGCCTTGGAGGGAGACCAGCTTGCCCAAGCCCGTAAGCTAGGCTTGAACGTCAAGCAGGAGGAGGGCAAGATGGATGGCCTGCCCTATGTCCAGCTGAAGAGCAACTATGAGCCTAAGCTGTTCGATGCTGACGGCAAGGACTACACAGGCCCACGGATGTTGTCTAACGGATCAAAGGCAGCTGTGCGCGTGAGCCAGAAGCCGTATAACAACAAGTACGGCACGGGCGTTACCACGTTCCTGAACGCTGTGAAGATCACCGATCCCATTGAATACGTGGGAGACAACAACGATCAGTCTTTCGGTAAAGATACCAAGAAGGATGATCTGAACGACGATGTCCCGTTCTAAGTACGGACATTGGGACACAGATGCGGTAGGCGAGTTCAATCCGGGAGACCATTTTGGATTTGTCTACCGCATTACCCACAAGGAGTCAGGCAAAAGCTACATAGGATGCAAGCACCTATATAAAACCAGACGAGGAAAGCGTACAACGGAGAGCAACTGGAGGTACTATAGCTCAAGCTCCAAGGAGTTGGCACCATTGATAGCCAAACTTGGAAAGAAGCAGTTCACCTTTGCAATTTTGTTGTTATGTAGAAACAAGCGTGACCTGTACTACAACGAGATGAAGATGCAGGTCGATCTGAATGTTCTTGAAGACGACAACTTTTATAACAAGAACATCGGAGGTAAGCGTTTCTTCAGGCCAGTCAAGAGTTATGGCGAAGAGTTCAGGGACAAGCTGCGGGGCATCAACAACCCCAAGTACCTAGGACCGTTTACCATCACTTATGACAACGGTGTTCAACACAGGGTCACGGACATGTCCATGAGAGAGTTCGCTGAGTGTCATGGGTACAATCAATCTGAACTCAGTAAGGTTAAGAACGGAAAAGCAAAGCGTCACAAAAACATTGTAAAGGTGAAATATGACGAAGACAATTGACACACTGGTAGATGACATCTATCAGCTGGTAGACCAAGGAACCAAGAATCCAGACCAAGAGGCGTTGTTCGCCCTAGGCAGCACGGTGATGGACGCAGTGCGGAGACAACTGTGGATGGGGACGGCAGAGTCCAAGCCAAGGCTGCGGATGTCTAACATTGGCAAGCCGTGTTCTCGCTCTCTGTGGTACGACATCAACGGCGACGATCAAGCAGAAGACTTCAGCCCACAGACCCGGTTGAAGTTCATGATCGGTGACATCGTTGAGGCACTGTTGATCTACCTTGCTAAAGAAGCTGGTCATCATGTCTCGAACCAGCAAGCAGAGATCGAGGTCGATGGGATCAAGGGGCATATCGACTGCTTCATAGACGACGAGTTGGTCGATATCAAGTCCGCCTCGTCGTACAGCATGAAGAAGTTCAAGAACGGTACACTGCCCGATGACGATGCCTTTGGGTATATCAGCCAGATCAGCGGCTATGGTAACGCACTAGGCAAGACCCGTGGTACGTTCTTGGCCTTTGACAAGTCCAGCGGAGAGCTTGCCACGTATACGCACTCCCAGCTGGAGAACACGGAGATGAAGATCGCAGAGATCAAGAAGGCCGTATCGCAGCCAGAACCGCCTGAGCGGGCTTTTGAGCCGGTACATGACCGACCTAGCGGAGGCAAGAAGCTGGGCGTCAATTGTTCATATTGTTCTCACAAGCAGACATGCTGGGAGAAGTTTGAGACCAAGTTCAGGTCTGGACGCCCGGTGTTCCTTGTGGAGCCGGGGGAGAATGCCAGTGGCCATACTTTCTGAAGAACAGCTGAGAGACATAGCGGATGCGTACAGCTGTGAGCAGATCATTGACTTGCTTGACATTGACTCGCTCACACTGTTAGACTTCTTCCGTGAGTACGTAGAAGACAACCTAGATAAATTCAACTTGAGGCCGGTGGACTGCAATGACTTTTAAGAGCAATGAAAATCCGATGTTCCGTAGCAAGTTCAGCGAGGACATCTTCAAACAGAAGTACGCACACCAAAGCTGCTACACGTGGTCCGACTTGGCCAAGACGCTGGCAGAGGATGTCTGCAAGGGGGTGCTGAAAGACGACGAGGTGGAAGCACTGACAGAGATCATCCGGGACTTGAAGTTTATCCCCGGTGGTCGCTACCTGTACTATGCTGGGAGACCAAACAAGTTCTTTAACAACTGCTACCTGCTCCGGGCAGAGGAGGACAGTCGGGAGGACTGGGCAAACCTTAGCTGGAAGTCCGAGTCCTGTCTGATGACGGGCGGTGGTATCGGTATTGACTACTCGGTGTATCGTCCGGAGGGTTCTGGTCTGAGCAAGACGGGTGGGCTGGCCAGTGGTCCTATCCCCAAGATGCAGATGATCAACGAGATCGGACGCAGGGTCATGCAGGGAGGGAGCCGCAGGTCTGCCATCTATGCCAGCCTGAACTGGAAGCACAGGGACGTGGAGACGTTCTTGGCCAGCAAGAACTGGTACGACATGCCGGTAGGATCAACTGGGTTCAGTGTTGGTCAAGTCAAGGAGCAGGACTTCAACTTCCATGCACCGCTGGACATGACTAACATCAGTGTCAACTATGACACAGAGTGGCTGTTGAACTACTGGAAGACCGGAGAAGTTGGGGATGTCTTTAGGACTAATGTACGTCAAGCTCTTAGAACAGCTGAGCCGGGATTCAGTTTCAACTTCTTCGACAAGGAGAACGAGACCCTACGTAACGCCTGCACAGAGGTCACAAGTGCTGACGACAGTGACGTGTGCAATCTTGGTAGTATCAACCTTGGTCGCGTTGACGATCTGAAAGAGTTCAGTCAGATCGTAGAGTTGGCAACCAAGTTCCTGATCTGCGGCACGTTGAAAGCCAAGCTGCCCTATGAGGCTGTGTATAAGACGCGCGAAAAGAACCGCAGGCTGGGCCTTGGCCTGATGGGTATGCACGAATGGCTGATCAAAAAGGGAAGTAAGTATGAAGTTACCGACGAGCTTCATAAGTGGCTGGCTGTCTATCAAGGCATCAGCGACGACACTAGCCGTACAATGGCTGACCTGCTTTCAATTAGTCGTCCTGTTGCTAATCGGGCTATTGCCCCTACTGGCAGCATTGGCATTCTTGCTGGCACTAGCACTGGTGTGGAGCCTATCTTTGCCGTGGCGTACAAGCGCAGGTATTTGAAGGGCGGCAACAAGTGGCACTACCAGTACGTTGTAGACAGCGCAGCGCAAGAGATCATTGACCTGTACGGTGTCAAGCCTGACAACATCGAGTCCGCACTGGACTTGGCCGAGGACTACCGACGCAGGCTGAAGTTCCAAGCAGATGTCCAAGACTACGTGGATATGTCTATCAGTAGCACGATCAATCTGCCCCAGTGGGGGAGCAAGTTGAACAATGAAGATACGGTCGATGATTTTGCCGATGCTCTTGCCAGCTATGCTCACAGGCTGCGTGGTTTCACCGTGTATCCGGACGGATGCAGAGGGGGACAGCCTCTTAGCAGTGTGCCTTACACTGAAGCTGCCGATAAACTTGGAGAAGAGTTTGAAGAGTCAATTGAAACCCACGACATCTGTGACATCACCGGACATGGAGGAAGTTGCGGTGTGTAAGAAGCAGTGCAAGCTGGATCAGACAAAGACCTACTGCACAGGCTGTGGGCGTACACTAGACCAGATCAGGGAAGCTGGTAAGAATGTACGGTGACATCTACTACTCTGGTGGCTCAGTGCCTGACATGCCGGAGGAGTTCTGCAAAGCTGTTATGCAGCTGAGCCAGAACTTCGAAGAGCAGGAGGCACAGGTGCTAGACGGTCAGACAAAGACACAGATCAGAAACAATTCCATCTATGCCTTGGAAGACGAGAAGTTCAGGTCGATTGTCTTTGATTGGGTTCAGACGGCCAACTTTGAGATGGGTTGGCTGTTTGACCTGACCGAGCTAGAGAACCTACAGCTGAGCAAGTACACTATGCAGGAGAGGTACGGGTGGCACCACGATGTGCAGCCGGGGAACAAATGCCGCAAGCTGACGTTCAACGTTGTGCTCAATGAAGACTACGAAGGGGGAGACTTTCAGTTCAGCTGGGGGTCTCCCAGTGCTCCGTACAGGAAGCGCGTGATCCCTGAGCCTGCCTTGAGAAGAGCAGGCAAGATCGTGATCTTCCCGTCTTACTACTACCACAGGGTACAGCCTGTTATCAAAGGTGTACGATATAGCCTGACCGGCTGGGCATGGGGTCCACCATTTAGGTAGACAAACCTATGGTTTTGTGGTATACTTTTTTTGAGGTGCCAATCCTGGGCCTCTAATTCTTGCCAATTGGGAGAAACAAATGACTATTATGTTCCCGTCCATATCGGACTCTGCTCTTGGATTTGAGCGCCTGTTTGACAATATGCACAAGGTTGCAGAAGTAATGTCAGGCAACCAGAACTTCCCACCGCACAGCGTTGTAAAGCTGGGGGAAGACAGCTATGAGATCACCATGGCCGTTGCCGGATTTAAGAAGGAGGACATTTCCGTTCACGTAAAGGAAGACATTCTGTCTGTTACGTCCAACGGTGTCAAACATGAAGACAAAGGTGCCGAGATTATATATGGAGGCATTGCGTTCCGCCCGTTCAAGAAGCTGTTTCTATTGGGCGAGCATGTAAATGTACAGGATGCTGGTCTGAACGACGGTATCCTGCGCATCAAACTGGTACGGGAAGTACCGGAAGAAAAGAAGGCTAGGCAGATAGAACTTAGCTGACTATCGGGTGGTGCCGTAATACACCCGTGGGGGCCAACGGTTAGCCCCCGTTATTATCTACCCTCTTACGGTTTATTCTTTCCATAGCTGCATCAAAATTCTGATACGCTTCCATTCTGCGCAGCTGAGACGGGTTACTTTTTTCCAAAGCAGTTCTGATATAATCTGGAATAGGCTGAGAGCGGTCAAGAACTTGGTCTGGCGCCGAAGTTGAAAAAGTAACTCTCCCTCCTGAAAAAGGCACAGGCCTGTTTCTTAAAGCGTCATCAACCGCCAGTCCGATTGCGCCTAGCTTACCACCCGGACTAAAGCGCGGGCTTTTACTTATAAGGTTTCCAAACGCGCCAGCCCCAATGTCTCTCCCGCTCACAGTAAACAGATCGTCTCCCGGTCTTATGCCGTCTATGCCTTGTTGGGCTGTAATCGTAGGGCTTTCAACAATCGGTTTCGGTATGTCCTGCTGTTGTTGCCCAGCCGCAAGGGCAAGCAGACCAAGCGGGATAGCAGAGGCTTGCTGGGGCTGATAAGGACCGGGAGTACCACCCAGAAGGGGAGAGACAGCTTGTGAAATTGTTTGCATTTTTATCTCGCATTCTTTACCATTGAAGCACCAAAATACAGCCCGATGATCGCGCTGAGCAAATGTGTATCCAGTGGAGTCAGGACCAAGCCTTTCAGGCTCTGCCACTTGATACTCTCTGATCCCTCAAAAATACCAAACAGCGCACCAGGGTTGAACTCGGTGTAGCCAACGTTGACAGGTATCTCAGGCCAGAACACTGCCACCACCTTTGGCCAGACAATCACAGCAAACACAGCCATCAGGGCAATGATCCTGCGGGTAACTTGGAAGCCTTTGTTCTCGTACCTGCGTGCCAAGTCCGTGGCCTGTGACTGCGCAGCAAGACCATCTATGGCCCTGTTGAATGCGTCCTGCTTGGCCTTCTGGTTCTGGCTCCACAGTGTCATCACTCCGGACAGCAGCCCAGAGCCTAGCATG